CAACCGCCTGAATATGGCCCAGCAGGCACTGGAGGCCGAGCGCGAGGATGCAAAGCTGGCACAGGCTTACGAGCGCGAGGATGCACAGAGACTGCAGGAGACCGCATACAACACGGCAATGGCAATGATTCAGAAGGGCACGATGCCCAGCGCTGAATTGCTGGCAACCGCTGGCATCAGCGAGGCGGATGCACTGGAGCTGGCGAAGAAGTACGGATACAGGGTGCCCGGAAGCAGCAGCGGCGGCAGCAGGAAGAAGAGCAGCGGCGGAGGGGATACCGGAGACAAAAAAACAAATACGCCCCCGGCCATCATCAGCCCGGATGTTGTCACTCCCGATAAATCGAAAAGCACGATGAGCAGCACAAGCCTTACGAATATGATGAACCAGGGCAAGAAACAGCAAGCATCGAAAACCAGCTATGAAACCATTCTGAAAAACATATTGGGCAGATGATAAGGAGGCAACATGGCGGACAAGAAGAAAAAACTTAGCACTGTAGAACAGGCACGGGCGGCCAAGGCTGCCGGAACTATGTCCTACCAGAAGGCGAATGCAGCTTCCGCAAAAATAAGCACGCCTGCCGCAAAAGAAACAACTGCGGCGGGCGCTGCGCCCAAGGCTTTTCGATATGACACGAGTGGTAAACTGATTCCTGAAAGTGCAAATGAAGAAAAGAAGGGCATATTTGCCGGCTGGACAGAAGCGGTGAAGAACTTCCTTACAGGAAAAAAGGAAGAACAGCAGCCGATGCTTGCTACGCCCGAGGGCAAAAACATCACTGATTCGCTGTTCACAGAAGAATACTTCGCCAAGCCTGAGATGCAAAAGGCGCTGGGAGCAAGCTTTGAGAACAGCACCGTACAGGAGAAAGCATCCTTCCTGGACGCAGTGCGCAGGCTTCAGGCCGGAATAAATTACAACAGCAGCGCGGGCGGCGAAAACAAGCCTTTCCAAAGCGCGGACGGCCTGTATGCTGCGAATGATACAATCAATCAGCAACTGCGCAAGAAATGGATGACGGGCATGCTGCAGCAGGCAACGGAAGAAGATGTGCGCTGGCTGCTGGATGACATGCAGAAGAAGATTGATTCGGACGGCGGCGAATTCTTCAAGGGCTACACCCAGGAAGACCTGGACATCGTGAAAGACTACGCCCGTAAGAATTACAGCGGATTCGCCAACGAGGATATCAACCGCATTGCCGGAGAGATGGCGGCAATGAACATCCAGAAAAAGCACGCACGCATGGGCTATGATGCGGAGCTGCTGGACGAGGCAAACAGCGCACTTGAATGGCTTCAGACCGGCAACGACCCCATTACCGTGGTGGAAGGCAGCCACAAGCTGCGCGATGCTGTGGACTTTGACGAGTTGGTGGAAACCTTCGGCGATAACGAAATGGCTTTCACTGACGAACTGCGCCGCAGGATTCAGACTGTGGCCGGGGCTGAGACGGCTGCACAGGATAAGAACACCAACGCCGACAACGAATACCAGACGGCTTATGACGCGCTGAAGCAGGAGATGGACGAGGCTGTGGCCCGCAGGGATGAGCTGCTGACCGCAGAAAAATATGAGCGCATGCTGGGTCAGAGCTGGGTAGACAGCGCTGCTGGACGGTTTGATGCGCCGGATTACCTGTGGAGTGAGGAATACGAGGTTCCGATCAACAGCAGCGGCGATACGGAGACCAGATACCGCTATAATCTGCCGACCATGCAGCAGATCATGGAAGACCCCAACGGCGTGGGCGAAAAATACCAGCAGGCCATTGGCGCAGGCGCGGCACCGGGCATGAGCGAAACCATCAACCTGGTGAAGCAGATGACCGATGAAGAGCGGCAGCTGTACAAGGCCATTGCTGAAGTGGACGGCGAAGAGGCCGCACAGGCTTACTTCGACCATTTGAAGGAAGAGCTGACGGCAAGGGAGGCTGCAAAAATCAATGCCGGTGCAGCGCAGTATGCAGAAGAGCGCCCGATCATTGGCTCTGCGCTGAGCGTGGGTACCAATATACTGGGCAATGCAGCACTGACCGCAGATGCGCTGGCCGGACGCGAGGGCAGCAACCAGTTTACCGACATGACCGAAACCATTCGCCAGACTGTCGGCGGAAACATTGCAGAGGCAACCCCCTGGGCCAATATCGGGGATGTGAACGCGCTGCAGTTCCTGTACGGCACAGGCATGAGTGCAGCGGATATGCTGGCGATGCGCGGCATTACCGGGCTTTCCGGCGGCGGCCAGGGATTTGCAGACCTGCTGCTGGGTAACCAGGCATTTGCGCAGGCATATGCAGACGCATATGAGCGCACCGGCGGCGATGTGCAGAAGGCATGGGCAGAGGCGCTGGCAATCGGCGGACTGGAAGCGGCCACTGAGCATATCAGCTGGGGCAAACTGGAAGATGTGGGCGATTTGACCACGGCTGCCGGCAAGGCCACATACCTGGCGAAGAATGCCGCCACTGAAGCACTCGAAGAAGGCATCAGCAACGCGGGCGGCCAGGGCATACAGGCGCTGATCGAAGGCAAGGACAGCGAGATTGCCCGGAAGTTTGCAGATTACACTGCGAACGGATACAGCAACCAGGAAGCCCTGAAAAGAATCGCACTGGAGTTTGGCGAGGATGCAGCACTTGACATGCTGGGCGGCGGCATTACCGGCGGCGCACTTTCCGGCGCAAACGTAGCCATCCAGACGGCGGGCATGAATGCCGAATACCGCGACATCGGCAAGCAGATTGCGGCGCAGGGCAACGCCAGCGCAGTGATTGAGGCCGGATTGCAGAGCCAGGACAAGGGCACACAGGCGCTGGCCAAGCGGCTGCTGGACAAGATCAGCGACAAGGGCGAACTGCCCGATGATGCCGAGACGCGGGCAGAGGTGCAGGTAGTGGCCGAGGCTGTGCAGGAGGAGAAGCCGAGCATTGAAATCAAGCAGCCGGATAATCCGGCAGTGCAGGTGCCTCCGTCTGAACCGAAGCCCACGCTGGAGATTAAGCAGCCGGACAACGCAGCAGTGCCCGTGCAGCAGGAGGGGACACGGCAGCCTGAAGAGATGCAGCAGATGCGCACCGAGGCGGCCCCGGAGGCGGCAGAGGAGCTGCCCGAGCTGGATTGGAAGGATGTGCAGGAGCAGGCAGACGAGGCAGCCACAGAGGCAGCACCGAAGGCTGAGGAAACCCCGGCGAAGCCCAAGACCGAGGCGGAGAAGACCAAGGAGATTACAGAAGTATTCACCGGCAGCACAAAGAAGCTGGGCAAGCTGTACACCAGGGTGGTAAAGGCGCTGGATGTGGAGATAGAGAACCGCAGCCGGCAGGAGCTGAACAACGCGATCAAGGGCAGACTGGCGCAGCTGGGCGAAACGAAGCTGGACGAAGTGACGGATGCCATATCGGCCATCGTGCGCGGCGAAGAAGCAACGCAGGAGCAGAAGGATCTGCTGGAAGCGGACACGATTCGAAGCGGCGTGCTGAATGAACTGGTGACCGGCATTATGGGCAACGGCAACTGGGCCAGCGGCATTGAGAGCGAACGCACCACGATTGCCCGCCAGACGAGAGCGGCACTGCTCGGCGCAACCAGCGCACCGATCAAGATACGCACCATGCAGAAGAGCGCCGATGGCGAGAAGCCTGCGACCAGGCAGACCATTGAACAGGTGGCAGAGACGGATGCACAGGCCACGCTGAAGGCACGCGGCGCACAGCTGGGCAGCACCGAGGCAGCGGACACCATGATCAAGTTGTATGACGGCAAGCAGAACGCCAGGGCATACAGCAATGCATTCCAGGCCGCATACGATTACGGCAGCGTGGGCACGGACATGGCAACCGCAAAGGCCAGCCAGATGACCACGGGCCTGACGGACGCGCAGTTTGAGGCGGCATACAACGCAGGCGTGAACGCTGAGAACGCCAGACCGGTTCCTGTGGCAGCCAGAAGCGGCGGCAAGATAACATTCGCCGGCGGACTGGAGACGCGCCTGAACGGCCTGAGCGGCAACCAGAGAGCAGGCATCAATGCGCTGCGCCGGATTGCAGAGACCGGGATTGTGAACATTGAGTTTTTTGAATCCGAGGCGGATGCAAGCGGCAACTACAGCGCGGAGAACGGCAGCTATGACCCGACCACCAACACAATCCGCATTGACATCAACGCCGGCAGAAACAACGTGCGCGACAACACGAACTTTGCGCTGCTGAGGGTAGCTGGCCATGAGCTGACGCACTTTATCAAGGCGCAGAACACGGAAGGCTACAAGGCGCTGCGCACATTCGTGACCGGCCAGCTGACCAAGGACGGCAGCAACACCTTTGACGGCCTGGTGGCCCGGAAGATGGAGCTGCAGCCGGAGCTGAGCTATGCACAGGCTGTGGAAGAAGTGGTGGCTGATGGCTGCGAGATGATGCTGAAGGACAGCACGGCGATCCAGCAGCTGGCGCAGGAGAACAAGGGCCTGTTCAAGCGCATCAGGAACTGGCTGAAGAATTTCGTCAGCAGCGTGAAGCGTGCATTCCAGGGCGTTGAGGCAAGCAGCGCGGAGGCGCGGATGATCAAGGATCTGGAGGGTTTGCAGAAGCTGTGGGATGATGCACTGGTACAGGCCGGACGGAATGTGCAGCAGAACACAGCCGAGAAGGAATCTGTAGCCGTGCAGCCCAAACAGACAGAAATGACCCCATATCCGGCAGAGATGCACATTGACAACCGAGATGACAGCAGCATTGCGGATATGGAGCCTTTCTTTGATGCTCATGCCGATCTGCGCGATATTTACGCATACCATACAGCTGAAGCGCTGCGCATGGATGCTGAAGGTTCAGTGCGCGGAGAAAAAATCTTTGTGTGGGGTGAAGACAAGAGCCAGCCGGATGTATTGGGCCAAAAGCGTATAACCACGCCGATTCTTGCCCAGTACATGGATAAATACAAATGGGGATGGGATCAGCTGAAGAGCGGCCTTGATAAATTCATGGACGCAATCAAGAACGAAAAGCCGATTCCCAATACATTGATGATGAAGCGGCTGGAAATGCTGATCGATGATGTGCTGACCAATGGATATACTGACATTAACGGCACAAAGATTGCGCCTGCAGTGCAGTACATCAAGGATAAAGCACAAATTGAAGGCAGCGCAAATGAGGGCATGCAGCATACAAAAGGCACACCGGATGGCGTGTCGTGGGATGAATATGTATTTGGCGGAACGATGTTCAGCAAGCGCGTTACAACGAATGGAACGCAGTATGTGCATATTGATAATCCCAAAGCACTTGATGCATATGGGACGGCAGGAGATTCTATATCGCGTAAAACCCGATTGTATATGCGTGATAGGTACAGGGGAATTGTACTGCCTGTCGGCAATACTAAGGCGGCATATGTACGATCTGAATCTGTAAATGAATACACAAACCCGGTTGCCACTATAGGCAATGACGAATATGAGTTTAAAATGCGCGCTGTAACCGAATTGGAGAATTTGCTTGCGAGCAGTAGCTTTGTGAGATGGAATGCTGATGATGGCAGGCACAAAGATGCAGTGCGAGGATGGAATACGTGGCTGACAAGATATGCCATAAAAGATCCCAACACAAATGCCATCCGGGTATTTGAAGGGCAGGTAAAAATCAAGAGAATTGCACGCGGAGATGTATTTTACGACATCACCAAAATAAAAGAAATCACCAATGGCGTTATGGGTCAATCCATAATAGCGGACGCCCAATCCATTGGTGCTACTCAGATTGTAGCACAGAATCAGCCCGGTGTCAAGATGAAATCTGTGCGTACAGATCAGACGCAGACCGCAGAATTTAGGAAATGGTTCAAGGGAAGTAAGATCGTAAACGAGGATGGAAGCCCGAAGGTGATGTACCACGGTACTCCTTATGGCGGATATACTGTGTTCAAGGATTGGCAGTATTTTACAGACAATCAGCAGTATGCCGATGTATACCAGAATCCGAGCGCAAGCAGCATTCGGGGAAGGTACAATGCAGCTACCAACCCTTCCACATACGCAGTATATTTGAGCGTAAAGAAGCCCTTTGATACCAGAGATCCTGATGTGCACAAGATTTGGCAGAACGAATTCTATGGCAAGTGGGGTGACGGAACACCACTTTCCGAACGTGGACTTCCCGACTGGACTGAAGGCATTGACCTGGTAGAATTCCTGGAGGAGAATGAATACGACTTTGATGCAATCATTCTGGACGAAGGCGGTACAGGCGGATACGGTGAAGAAGTGAATGACCGAGGCATCAGTGTAGTGGTTCGTTCTTCCAACCAGATCAAATCTGCCACGGACAACATCGGCACATTTGATCCCGAAAACCCGGACATTCGCTATTCCATCCGCACAGACAACCTGAGCGACCGCGACATACTGGCAGATGCGTTTGAGAGTGTGGCGCAGAACGACAATGAGCGCGACTTCATACGCAGATACCGGGAGCAGACGCAGAAGCTGAACGAGCAGCAGGAGCGGCTGAACGGAATCCGCAGCAGGATACGCGAGATCATGTTCACACCCGGCAAGCGCGATGCAGCGACCACGGCAGAGCTGAACCGCCTGAAGACGGAAGCAGACGTTGTGGCCGGATTCATCAACAAGATGGACAAAAAGCTGCTGGCATTTGAGAAGGCGAAGCCGCTGCAGGATGTGCTGGCCAGGGAGCGGAAGAAGATTGAGAAGCAGAGCACCCAGAAGCGGCAGGAGAGCATGCGCAAGGTGCGCGAACGCAGGGATGCAACGGAGATCCGCCACAAGATCAAGAACGTGCTGAACGACTTCAACCGCAGGCTGAAGAACCCCACAGAGAAGAGCTACATTCCGGCGAACATGGTGCAGCTGGTGATTGCAGCGGAAGAGATGGTGAGCACGGATTACGGCCGGGAGAAAAGCCCGAAGACGCAGGCGAAGCTGGCAGAGATTCAGGGCATGTATGCACGATACAAGAGCGATGCGACATTCGCCTATGTATATGACCCGATCATCGATGACATGCTGACGAACCTGGGCAACACTGTGGGTAACAAGACCATATACCATCTGAACAATGCGGAGCTGGAGGCTGTATACGACACGCTGAAGGCGCTGCAGAAGCAGGTGACGGAGGCTGTGAAGCTGAAGGCCGGCGATTACGCCCGCAACATTGTGGATGCCGGACGGGAGATGGCCAGGGAAACGATGGCCGCTGCGCCGATGGCGAAGGGCAAGGCGGGCGAGATGCTGAACTGGCAGCTGACCCCGGACAAGTTCTTTGCACGACTGGCCGGATACAAGAAGAACAGCATATGGAGCAAGGTGGCCGAAACCTTCAGCAAGGGCACGGAAAAGATGTATGAGATCCAGAGGGATCATTACAACCATTTCCGTAAATGGACGGAGGCTGCGGAGTTTGACAAGCTGGGCAGCCGCAAGGACAAGGACATGGTGGACATCGGACTGGTAAACGAGAACGGCGAGGCCGTTAAGATTACCAGAGGCATGATGCTGAGCGTATATATGCACCTGAGCAGCGAGGACAACGCCCGCGGATTCATGTACGGCGGATTCAGCGTGCCGAACATGAAGGCATACTACAACGGCAAGGTGGGCGAGAGCTACGGCACCGGCAGCGTGAACAGCAGAGGCACGGCAGCAGTGCTTTCCGAAATTGCCGAAAAGCTGCAGGATTCCAGCCTGACGGACGAGCAGCGCACCGAGCTGGAGATGCAGTACAAGGATGCCATTGCCCAGGGCGAAGCGCAGCTGGACACCATGCGCCGGACGATTGAGGGCATGATGACCGAATACGAGCGCGGCCTGATTGAAGCTGTGCATGAATGGAATGACGGAAAGAGCCAGGGCTACATCAACGATGTTACGATGGATCTTTACGGCATCAAGAAGGCACAGGTGCAGAACTACTACCCGATTCACAGAGACACGGCATTTGTGAACACGGACTTTGCCAGCATCAGCAGGAACGTGAACCTGGAGAACTGGGGCAGCCTGAAGAACCGCGTACCGAGTCAGGCACCGATACTGTTGACGGATATCTGCTTTGAGATGGACAACAGCATGAAGCAGATGAGCAGATATGTGGGCTATGCGAGGGCGCAGCGCGACTTCGGCAAGCTGTACAACGTGCGCCTGCCAGGAATGAAGGGCAGCGTAAAGAAGGCAGTGAGCGTGAAGTTCGGCACGGGCAGACGCGTGCTGGGCGTGAGCGGCGAGCAGTACATCGAGAATTACATCGGCAGCATAACCGGCAGCCGCAAGACCGAGGGCAGCCTGCAGACGGCAATCCGCAGGAATCTGCCGAGAGCGACCATGACGCTGAACCTGCGCGTGGGCTTCAGCCAGCTTTCCGCCATACCGAAGGCGGCAGCAGAAGTAGGCTGGGGCAACATGGCCAAGGGCTTTATTGACGGCGGCGCGAAGGCGATGTTCAGCCGGAAGGCCAGGGAAGAACTGGCGGCAGAGAATGTATGGTTCTGGCAGAGATGGCACGGCGAAGGCGGCCAGAGGGAATTTGCAGACGCGAAGGGCGGCAGAAACGCCATTGACCGCGCATACAACGCCGTAGCGGACAGCAGGATCGGCAAATGGCTGTTCAACTGGTGCCAGAATTTCGATGTAATGAGCACGGTGAGCATGAAGAGCATGGCCGAGGCATGGGTGCAGAAGAACACCCGGCACGCCAAGGGCAGCGCGGAATACAACGAAGCCGTGAAGAAGAAGTACACCGAAATCGTGCGCAACACACAGGCCATGAGCAGCGTGACCGAGCGCAGCGACCTGGCCCGCAGCACACGCGAGGGTGACTTCATCATCAACATGTACAAGAGCGAAGCATTTGCCAACTTCAACATGATGTATGATGCGATTGTACGGCTGCGCAAATACAATGCAGACCTGAAGGCCGGGGCAAACGGCGTGACGGAGGCGGACGTAAAGGCGGCACGGAACCGCCTGGTGAACACGGCCACCAGCGTGGTGATCGGCGCGGGCCTGGGCAACGCAGTGCTGAGACTGGCGATCAACGCAGTGATGCATGCGATGAACGAATACCGCAACGATGAAGACGAAGTGACCCTGAAGAGCACGATGACGGAAATTGCCAACGAAGTGGCCGGGGACGTTGCCGGCATGGTGGTATTCGGCGGAGATTTGTATGAATTCCTGAGTTCGAAGCTTACCGGCAACACCTATTACGGCATCAGCGACAGCGCAGTGAGCGAAGTTTCCAACGCGCTGGAGCAGATCGGCAAGATAGGCGAATTGGCATTCGACAAGGATTCCACGCTGGAGGACTGGAAGAAGGCATCCGGCAACCTTGCCAAGAGCATGGCCAACATGATGGGCCTGCCCGTGAACAACGCGAAGCGCTTTGTGACGATGGTGCAGAACCATGTGGAGGACATTGGCAACGGCGAATTCCTGAGCTTTGAAGCGGGTGCAAACCGCAGCAACGGCACGAACTACACCAGACTGGTGAACGCCAGCCTGACCGGAGACGAGCTGAAGTGGGAACGCGCATGGCGAGAGCTGACCAACAACGGCCTGGAGGAAGACAAGATTCGCCAGGGATACCGCACGAAGCTGAAGGACGCATACATGGACGGCGATGTGAGCCGGGATATGGCGCTGCAGCTGCTTGAAGAGCGCGGCGGCCAGGATGCCGATGATGCATACTGGACTGTGGAGGAATGGGAATTCACCGGCGAGGGCAATTACAGCAAGTACACCGACCTGCGCACGGCACTGGCAGAGGGCAACAGCAGCAATGCTGCGGCCGCATACAGGGAGCTGGCGGAGCACGGCGTGAAGGAAGAGACGCTCAGCAGTGAGATTTCCAAGCTGTACAGAAGCGGCGAGGCCACCAACATGGTGAGCCTGGAGCTGCGCAGCAACCGGCTGTATACTTCCAACCTGAAGCTGAAGGCGGACGGCCAGGTACACAAGGATGACTTTGATGAATTCATCACAGCGATTGTGACCGGCAGAGGCGTGACCACAGAGCTGATCCGGCTGAAGGAGAAGGGCTACAGCACCAGCCAGTGCATGAGCGCTATCAACGGTGCATTCGGCAACCAGAGCAAGACTTACCGGGTAATGGAGACATACAATCCCGGCGAAGCAAAGGTGCTGATGAACCGCATACTGGACGCATACGAAGCGCTGGGCCTTGACCGGCAGGAAGAGATGGCATGGATTGCCGAGAACTGGGACAAATACGAACCCGAAGAGCAGGCAGAATAACGACCGCAGGGGTGGGCTTACAAAGCCTACCCCTTTTTCTGTATGCTGAGTGCAGCAAAGGAGGGGTGATATGCCTGTAGTACGAATCAATGCAGAAAAAGACGCACGCTGCACGCAGAGCGTGGTACAGCTCCAGGGCGATACCCGCACGACAATGGTGCGTTTCATAGTAAACAGATATGACGGCGGCGTGGATCTGGCGGGCCTTGTGTGGCTGATCAAGACCACGAATGCTGCCGGCGTGCCGGATGCATGGGAACCCGAAATGGTGGAGAATGCCGGCGAAAAGATCGTTATCGACTGGCTGATTCAGGGAAGCGTAAACGATGCGGACGGCCTGACGGAATATGAACTGAACGGCCTGGGCTATGAGGCAGACGGCAAGGCCATCAAATGGGTAGGCGGCAAGGGCACGGTGAGCGTGCGCAAGAGCTACCATTCCACATTCGGCGATGACGCGGACGGATTTTCGAACCTGGAAAAGCTGATCATCTATGTGAACGGCGAGCTGCAGGACACTGTGGCAGCGGTGGAACGCGCAGAAGCTGCGGCCACGGCAGCGGCAGAGGCTGCGGCGGACAGTATATGGACGAGCAAACCGCAGGGCCTGAGCTTCGGCCAGCAGCTGCAGGCTCAGGAGAACATTGGCCTGCTTGAAGTGGTGAAGAACCTGACGGAACCCGTGGAAGCGGAAGGCAATCCGGTGCGCATGGAGAATCTCGTAGGCGGCCTGCCCTTTGACAGCGTTGTGACGGTACTGGAGCCGAAGCAGGCGGGCAGTTGGAAGAACCTTCTGCCGTATATCGAAAAAACCACCAAGAACGGCGTGACGTTTGAAACGTTGTCGGATGGCGGCGTACATATCAGCGGCACGGCAACCGCGCTGACGCTGGCAGAATTCGCATGCAACATAGTTCTCAACGGCAGCTATGTGTTTTCAATGGGCAACAAGGAAGTGCTTGGTGATGCGCTCCAGATGCGCCTGATTGATTCGGCCAATAGCCAAGGCAATACGAATTTTTCTGCTGCCAATGCAGATGCCTACATTGCCATGAACGTTACAAAAACAGTCAAAAAGTTCGTCATTCGCGTTGCGGCATCCACTACATACAACGTGACCATCTACCCGATGCTGGAAGCCGGAACGGTAAAAACGGCTTTTGAGCCTGCGGGGGACGTATTCCCCATCAGCGGCTGGACGGGCGCGAAGATGACGAGAATGGGCAGAAACGTACTACCCAACGCGGCAGAAGTGCAGACTATCAGCGGTGTAACTTTTACGCCGAACGCAGACGGAAGCATTACTGTCAACGGAACGGCCGCAGCCACGGTATTTTATGCTCTGTCCGAAGCCGCACAATGCGCACCGGGCGAATATGTACTCAGAGGAGCACCTGCGGGCGGTGGATATGAAACATTCGCCGTTCGTGCAATTGTGGGCGGCACCAGCATTTTTGATGACTATGGAAGCGGCGAAAGTTTTGGGATTGGCTCCGATTCAACTATTCAAGGCTATATCGTTATCCGGCCCGGATATACGGCATCTAACCTCGTATTCTATCCGGGAGTGTACTTCCAAAGTGACCCGAAGACAGAATACGAACCCTATCAGGTCAGTGCCTATTCTGCTGACTTCGGGCAGACCGTATACGGCGGAACGCTGGACTGGCAGACGGGTGTGCTGAAGGCCGACAGGGCGATTGTGGTTTTCAATGGTACAGAGGCTGCCTGGGTGCGGCATGATGCTTCCGGTTTGGTGTATATAAACGCCCTGCAGAGTCCTGAATTGCCCGTGCAGGGGCAGGGCAGTCCGTACGGCGTATGCAGCCATTACCGCAGAACCACGGCCAATAGTTATTTGGATATGAGAGACGGAGAGTTTGCAACGGGCCTGCACCAGTTTTCGAGTGTTACTGCTTATGCCATATTCAAAGATGCAACAAACGGCGCAAGCGTGGATGCGTGGAAGGCATACCTTGCTGCCCAGGCTGCCGCTGGTACGCCTGTGCAGGTGGTCTACAAGCTGGCTGCACCTATCGAAATCCCGCTTACCCCGCAGGAGATCAAGCAGCTGGAAGGCACGAACACCCTGTACGGCGATGGCAGCATTGCAATCATCGGCAGACAGAAACCTGATCTGGTGCTGGTATCCCGAATCGAGGCGCTGGAGAGCGCAATTCTGAACGCATAAGGAGGAATACGCATGAAGAGTATCATCAAGAATGTGATTGCATCCCGAAACTATGAACTTGCAGACCTGCTGCGCAAGCTGGACAAGCTGTGGCTGGAAGGCAGCATCAGCGATGCAGAGCGCGAGGAAATGATCGCAGCAGCCCGCGAGAACGTGAACATGGACAAGGGCTATGCCGACCATGAAAGCCGCATCCGCGCCCTTGAGGAAGATGTAGCAGCATTGTGGAGGATTGGTGTAGAAGAACCCGATGCCGAAGAATACCCGGCATGGAAACAGCCTACCGGCGCGCATGACGCATACTTCACCGGCGGCAAGATGACATACACCGACGGAAAGAAGTACACCTGTATCGCCCCGGAAGGCGTGGGCGTGACTTACGGCCCGGATGTGCTGCCGCAGATGTGGCAGCCTGAAGAATAACGGAAGGAGCTGAGATACATGGCAACGTCAGCTGAACTGAGGAGCCGTGCGGTTGATCTGATGACCAGCCGCACCGGCATGAACAGCTACACCCAGGGCGGCAACCGCATCTACTTCTTCGGCAAGCCCGACAATGTACCCGGCAACACCACGCAAAAGGGCTTCAGTGATTGCAGCAGCGCGGTACGCGCAGCCATCAAAGCCGTGACCGGCATTGACATCGGTGCAAACACCAGCGCCCAGATCAACAACCGCAAGACCAAGGGCGTGGTGGTGCATGAAACCACAGGCTATTACCCGGACGAGAGCAAGCTGCTGCCCGGTGACTGCCTGTACTTCAAGGGCAACACCAGCCATCCGCTGGATGTGGGTCATGTGGAGATGTACATCGGAAACGGCAGACTGTGCGGACACGGCAGCGGCACCGGCCCGAAGATCAAGAAGCTGAAGGATTACTGCACCAGCAGAGCCAACAGCAAGAAGCGATATTTCATGGCGATCCGCTGGATTCAGGACGGCGGCGAGGGTGAACTCGAGCCTGACAACCTGAAACTGGGCATGAACGACAATGAAGCAGTGAAGACACTGCAGCAGAACCTGCTGTTGTTGGGGTACGATGTGGGTCAGTATGGCACCAGCGGCGATTTCGACACGGGTACAAGAGATGCAGTGCTTGCATTCCAGAGGAACAACGGCCTCAGCGCAGACGGCATTGTAGGCGCGAAGACGCAGGCTGCAATTGCAGAAGCGCTGGAAGGACTTTCCGACAGCGATGAAACCGAGATGCCGCCAATTCCGAGCGTGAACGCAGTGACAATCAATACCGGCACATGGAACGTGCGCACCGGCCCGAGCACGGAATACCCCAGCGCAGGTTTTGTGAGCGGCGGCGATAAGCTGGAGAAGGTGGATGCAGACGGATGGATCCCGGTAATGTTCAACAGCGAAGTGCGCTGGATTGGTCCCAGCGCCGTGAAGAAATGAGGTGGGTCCGTTGAACTTTGATATGACAACGCTTGTTACCCTGATCGGCGAAATCGGCGTATTGCTGGGCGTAATCATTCCGGTGATCGTAAGCATACGCAAGATTTCGAACGGCACCAGATGCCAATTGCGGAGCGAGATGCTGCGCATCTACTACCATTGCCGGGAGAACGGCCGGATTCGCCAGTATGAGTACGAAAACTTTGTAATGCTTTATGAGGCATACAAGGCACTGAAAGGCAATTCCTTTATCGACAAGATATACAAGGAAGTGCAGGAATTCGAAGTTGTAAGCTGATTCTTGAAAGGAGAAAGACCATGAGCAACAAGACCTATGATATTCTGAAGTGGATTGCAATGTACCTGCTGCCTGCTCTGGGCACCCTGTACTTTGCCCTGGCTGGCATCTGGGGCTTCCCCTACGGCGAAGAAGTTGTCGGCACCATCACTGCCATTGATACCTTCCTTGGTGTGATCCTTGGCATCAGCACTGCCCAGTACAACAAGGAGCAGATGAAGGAGGCCGAATAAGTTCGGCGGGGAAGACGAGGCGCTGCTGTACGGCAGTGAATGCAGCGCCCGCGCATATGATGAATACCCCGAACTTGAAGGCTTCACCGAAGCAGAGCTGCGCACGGCGATAATCCGTGCGCGGCTTTCCCCGGATGATGCGCAGATAGCCATCGGCAGGCTGATCTGGCGCAGCAGCTGGGCCAACATCGGTGCTGTGGTCAACCTGGATCGGACTGCGGCGCAACGGCGGCTGAAGCGAAAAATCATACCAAGAATACTGGCAAACTTGCAACTTAGTTGCAAAATATCTTAAGTATAGTTTCAACAACTCAACCCTACGGAAATTCCGTAGGGTTCTTTTTTTATGCCAATTTTTGAAACTTGCACATTCATGCACACCCATGCCCACCGGCAAAAGCGGAATCTGAGAGAATCAGGGCAGAAGGGAGGCGATTGAATTGTTCACAAACAACCCCTATTACCCCATGCCGCAAGGCCCTGCATTCCAGCGCCCTGCATTTCAGCAACCCATGTACCAGCAGCCGCAGCAGGCGATGATGCAGGACGGCTGCATTCAGGCCCGGTTTGTATCCGGCAGGGAAGAGGCCGTGGCTTCGAATGTGATGCCGGGAAGCATGTTTGCTTTCTACGACCGCGCCCACGGAATGATTTACACAAAGCTGATCGACCCGAACACCGGCATGCCTGAATTCCGGGAATACGCCGAAGTACAGCCTGCCCAGCAGCAGCCCACACAGTACGCAACCACGGAGGCCCTGGAAGCGCTCCGGCAGGAGTTCGACCAAATGCTCAACCAGAGATTGGAGGGGCTGCAGGCGGCATACGCGGCCTCTGGAAAGGCGGTGAACGATGGTGAGTAACACACCCATGAATCCCATGCAGCTGCTGCAGATGATACAGCGCGGCGGCAACCCCAACCAGATTATTTCGCAGATGATTCAGCAGCATCCGGCATTGCGGCAGGCGGCCCAGTTCATGAACGGCAAAACGCCGCAGCAGATACAGCAGGAGGTGCAGCAGATGGCTGCCCAGCGCGGCGTGGATCTGAACCAGCTTGCCAGACAGATAGGCATACAGCTACCCAAATGATTCAACCGGTGACTGCAGCACCGTTTGGATAAATACCGAAAACGAAGGAGGAAACGATTATGGCAGAAGGCAATGATTTCGCCCTTGGCTATGCAATGGGCACGGATTCCGGTAATTCCAACAATGGTGGTGACTTTGGCTTTGGCGGTGGCGGCTGGGGTGGCCTGCTCGGCCTGATTGTCGTAGCCAGCCTGTTTGGCTGGGGCGGCATGGGCGGCTGGGGCGGTGGCTTCGGCGGCGGTGCCGGTCTTCAGGGCATGGCAACCAGAGCTGACATCAACGAAGGTTTTGCCCTCAACAACATCACCGGCGGCATTACCGCAATCCAGCAGGGGATCTGCGACAGCACATATGCCCTGAACAACGCAATCACGGGCATTGGCCACCAGATCAGCGACTGCTGCTGCCAGACGGGCCGCGCCATCGATGGCGTGAACTACAATCTGGCCAGCCAGTTTGCAGCACTGAGCAACACCCTGTGCGGCAACACCCGTGACATCATCGACAACCAGAACGCCAACACCCGCAGCATCATGGATTTCCTTGTAAACGACAAGATTTCCACGCTGACTGCAGAGAACCAGGCGCTGAAGTTCCAGGCCAGCCAGAGCGCACAGAATGCATTCATCACGGCCAACCAGGAAGCACAGACGGCTGAACTGATCCGCCGCCTGGGCCGCGATTGCCCGGTGCCTGCATATGTGGTGCCCAATCCCAACTGCTGCTATGGCAATCCCACCGGCGTGGGCTATGGCAACGGCGGCTGCAACTGCGGCTTCTGAGGCAGCACAATCCCCGGACAGCGGGTGACTTCGGACGGAGGTAACCCCTCCGTCCTGATTTAAGGAGGTGTACGTTATGTGCAACAGCAATTACATTTGCCATCTTTGCCCCAGGCTGATTCTTTCTGAAGCGGTGACCTTTGCAGCAGGCACGCTGACGATTAATCTGCCGGCGGGCAGCTACAACAACAACAGCAAGTATTGCATCGTTGTTGCCCAGGCGATTCCGGCTGCAACCACGATTACGGCTCCCGTGGTGGTAACCATTGGCGATGGAACGGAAACTTATCCGCTGACCAACCGCTTCGGCGCACAGGTGACAGCGAATATGCTCCGCACCAGAACCAAATACGCAACATGCGTATCCACCACAGCGACCGGAGGCGCATTCCGAATGCTGGGCACGCCGAAGGGCTGCTGCCCGGTTACCAGCAACCTGAGCGCAATTGACGGCACAGCGCCGGCGGAAGGAGGTGCATAATATGGCAATGAATCCCGGAATGAAGATGATGTTGGTTGACCGAAACCGGAACCGCACTGAGAACAATTCCCGGAGCGAATACGGCGGCAACCGCAGGATGATAGGCTATGACCGTGAGACGAACGGCAACGCAGCCACATCCAATTACGGCGATGGTTACAGAGGCGGCGGCAACACTGCTTATGTGAACTATGGCAATCCGCTTGGCTACCCCAGCATGGCGTACAGCCCATACGGGGCAATGGCTGCCGTGCCGCAGTACGCAAACAACTACGGCATTGTGGAAGGCCCCAGGGTAGACACTCCCGGCAATGAGGAAGTGCGCCGCATGGGTAGCCGGGAGGGCACAGAGGCCCGCAGACGGCGTGACAGCCGTGGCCGCTACATGATGAATGATTCCGAATGGGATGATGATGAAGAAGACCATCATCATGGGCAGCACATGATGGGCAGTGCAAGCAGCATGAGCCAGCCTGTGGACGAACACACAGCCCGCAGGTGGGTGAAGCAGATGGACGGCGGAGAGCATTTCAAGGTAGAGCAAAGCGAATCGCTGCGGCATGCGATTTGCCCGGACTGTGAGAAATGGGAATTCTACGTGGCGATCAATGCAATGCATTCCGATTACGGAGAGACCGCACGCAAGATGAACATTGACAAGCCGGACTACTTCGCATACCTGGCTAAGGACTTTCTCTGCGACAGAGATGCAGGCCCGAACAAGCTGCGGAAGTACATGGAAACCATACCAAAATGAGCGAAAGCCGGGGAGAAATCCCCGGCGTTTTGCTTGTGAAATTGAAATTCTACTGCTCACATACTGCTCACATAGAAATAAAGAATTGCGTATTTGCAGGCGCTCTGGGGTTCGAAAATATGCCCTGCTAAGGGAGTAGGGTGGGATAACTGCCGCGAGGGTTCAAATCCCTCCTTCTCCGCCAAACACCCCGAAAATGCTGTAATT